GGAGGAAAAATAAGATGAATACAAAAATGAATTTGGAAGAAAAAGTACAACAATGGTTTATTGACCGAAATTTACATGAAGCAAATCCTGTCAAACAGTTCTTGAAGTTGATGGAAGAGTCAGGAGAATTGTTTGAAGGTATTGCCAAGGATAAATCTGAACTGATTTACGATGCGCTTGGTGATATCCAGGTAGTAATGATTGGACTTGAACAACAAATCAAGAATGGAGCTCAGATCTCCGCTAACCAACAGGAACTTGAATTGTTGCTGATGGTTTCAAGCCTAGGCAATATCGCTCAAAAACTTTATGCTCATATTTGTCACAACGAAACTCAGACACCTCTTATTAAGTCTGATTTGATGTTTCTTGACAGCGTCATCAGCACGGTTTCATTTTGCAATGGCACTACAGCTGAAAGTTGCTTAGAAGAAGCTTATGAAGTTATCAAGGCCCGCAAAGGTAAGATGATTGACGGGGTGTTTGTAAAAGAGGAGGATTTATAAAATGAAAAAACTAGGTATTGTTTTAGGTGCTGTATTTGTAATCGTTGTATCGCCATTTGTGGTTCAGTATGGTTGGAATGAAATCATCACAACGATTGTCCCAGTTGGTAAAATTACAGTCTGGCAAGCATTAGGGATGGATGCACTACTATCTTTCATCTGGCCTGTTCTATCTAGCAAAAAAGAATCTGAAGAGGATTATTCAGATGCTGTAAAAAGCAGTATATCAAAAATTATTACATGTGCATTTTTGATATGGTTAGCTAGTTTGTTTATTTAAGGAGTGTTAGCATGATACCAAAATTTAGAGGATTATCCATTGACGAAAACAGCAAAGGAGAATGGCAATACGGACATTTAATTGAAGATAGAGGAAGAGCATTTATTATCAACGAAGTTGTAGAAGCTAACGAACAATACATTACTATAGGTTCTTGGTGTCCTGTAAATATAGAATCAGTAGGACGTTTCACAGGGATGTTTGACAAAAATTTACGGGAGATATATGAGAAAGATATTTTGGGCACAAAAGATGGTTTGTTGAATGGATTTATCGAATACAGAGAAGATTTAGGAATGTTTGTAAATAGCTTGATTCGATACAATAATTTTGAACGATTGTGTAGTGTGGCTAGCGATAGAGAAATCATCGGCAACGTCTACGAAAATCAGGAACTTTTGGAGGTCGAGGAGTGAGATATTTTAAAATTCTATGTGTTGTTTTACTCGCATCATTCCTCGTGGCATGTCACCAGATTTCGAGTGGGACGGTTGTAGACAAGTACATTGATGAACCTCATACAACATTCATACCTGTCATGACAGGGAAAAGCTCGGTACTGGTACCAACCAGAACCAAAAGAAGATATATTCTGGTTGTTTCAGGATATGCTGACAATAAGCAAGTTGAAGAAACATTTGAAGTGACAGCCGAGGAATACAAATATTATGAAATTGGTAATACTTTCATACAAGATACCGTGTTAGAAAATGAAGAAGGAGATAGGAAATGATCAATAATGTTGTGTTAGTAGGTCGCTTGACTCGTGATCCTGAGTTACGACACACGCCATCAAATGTTGCAGTTGCGACATTCAGTTTGGCAGTGAATCGCAATTTTAAGAATCAGGCAGGTGATCGTGAAGCTGATTTTATCAGTTGCATCATGTGGCGTCAGCAAGCTGAAAACTTTGCAAATTGGTCAAAAAAGGGCGCTTTGGTTGCTGTAGTTGGTCGCATCCAAACTCGTAGTTATGATAATCAACAAGGACAACGTGTATATGTGACTGAAGTTGTAGCTGAAAGTTTTCAGCTTTTGGAAAAACGAGATAAGACTGCGGACCATTCGAGCATGGGAAATCAGATGCCACCAAGTTTTGGAGCAAGTGATCCGATGGATATTCCAGATGATGGATTGCCATTTTAAGGAGGTGTGAAGGATGAACAGACTGAAACAATTAAGACAACAAACAGGCGACACACAAGAGGATGTTGCTAAAGTTATTGGCGTGACCCGTAGAGGGTACCAAAAAATGGAAAACGAAGAAAGCCAAATCAAATCAGATAAAGCTCAGAAACTTGCCAAATATTTTGGTGTAAGCGTAGGATACTTGCTTGGTTATGAACCTGAAAGTGAGCAAGTTAGCAACCATCAAAAAATAAAAATTTGCTTCTCTAATGGTGAAGAACTTAGTTTTCTAGTAAGAAATTTTACAGAAAAAGAACTTACGAAGATTACTAGTCAGTTCAACAATGGAAATTTGATGAGGATTAGAAATTTGTCTGTAAATCCTAAGAATATCAATTATTTTTATGTTGATGATTTTAAAGAAAGCGAGGAGTTTGAGAATGAACATTCAGGGACTAATTGAACGATACGAAAAATTTAAAGCTAGCAAGAAGAAATTGACATCGGTTGATTTGGTTTTGAAAGACTTACGGTCTTTAGACGAACCAGAACCGTTGCCGTTCAAGTTAAAAGATGTCGTTTGTCGAATCAGAGGGTTTGATCCGACGACACAGACTAGATGGCTTAATGATATCCTTAAAGAATTAGGAGACGACTACGGTTCAATGAAATATCGTGAGGGCTACGAGCAAGGTAAGTTTGAGGGAGCATGGGTTGGTAATCAATTGAAAGATGCTGATAAGATTCGGCAAGAATTGAATAAACCAGTGATACCGCAGTTTGTGGCGGTTTGGATTGAGGAGTGCAAAGCGAAAGGAAAAAACTTGCTTAGAGCTCTCTTATACACACCAGAGAAAGTTAATAGCTGGGTGGATGATCCAGATAATCAAGAAATTTTTGCTCTTGCTTGGATGTTTGGCTACACAGTAGAGAATGAAAAGCGTTATACAGTAGTGATGAAAGAAACAAAACAACCGCTATATTATAATGCTGTGGATAAGAAACTATTCTTCTCTATGGGCGGCCTAGCTACAAACTTTACCCAACAACAACTTGAAAAACTAAACTTCGGCTGGATTTTCTTTTGCCCGGGGATTGAGATTAATGAGGTCATAGCTTGAAAGGTACAAAGGATTTTATTCTAGCTATCGAAAATATAAAAATCGATATTTTAAAAACATCCGATGACCTAAACGGTTATGAGTTAAGCAATATCAAGAAACACGCAAGGGATCTATACGAGTGCCTAGTGTGGTTGCAGTATGCTACGGAGGAGAATGAAAATTGAAAAGATTTATCGCAATATGGATGTTATTGTCCGCTGGATTGAATATTTGGCAGATGGGCAGGATTGCAGAACTAGAAGAAAAGCGCCCGATGATCGTCTATAAAGCTGACAATCAAGGAGCAGAAATCAAAGGTAGAGTCGTCCATAAAGAAAAAATAGGCGACCTGCACACAATCACAATACAGAACTACGGCATATTTGTAGTATCGCAAGACAACTACGAATTTTTGAAAATCGGAGATGAGGTGAGATTGTAATGACAAAGTACAAGAAACTAACTTACATCATCATTCAGGAAGCAATGGCAGGCTACATTCATGAAAGCTAATACCAGGAAATGGAGAGCAAGATGAATAGAAGGATTAAGAAGAAGAAAGCTAAGCAACTTGCTCAGAAGAAACAACTAGAATTAGAAAATAAGCTTATAAAGTTAAGTCAGGAAGAAATTGAAGTTTTATCTAGAATGATTAAGCAGATAGTTTCTGACATCAGTAAGGCTCTTTCTAAAATGTTCGATAGCTTACTTAATTATTTAGAAAATTCGGAGGTAAAATTTGAAGAAATTGAGCGACGAAGACCTCAAAACATTAGACAGAGAACTTTTCAAAATCCAAAACATTCAACGTACAATAGATTTGAGAAGGCTAGAATTAGAAACTCGAAACCCAGATGCTCAGAGTGGTCCTATCGTAGGAATAAGCAAACCTACCGAAACTATCGCAATCAGAATCGCAGATGATCCAACTTTGAAATTTCTCGAAGGGTTCAAAGCTATTATTAACAAACTCCTGATCAATCTAGTTGATGAAGATAAGGAAATCTTTAATCTGCGCTGGAGATATCCTCAACTGAGATGGGAAGAAATAGCAGAACAGAAATTCATGAGCAAAGCTACAATCTATCGACGTAGGAGGATTATCTTAGAACAGTACGCTATACTGAAAGGTGAGTTGTAAATAAGATTGAGACAAAAGACGTCTTGAAGTCTCACAAAAAAAGGTTTATCATGATAGCATGAACTTCTGAAACAAAAACACATATCACACTTGAGGAGTCATCCTTAATTCTAGTCAAAAAGTTGTCCAACAGAAGCATCATCAAGAGTCAGCAAATGCTGGCTTTTTGTTTTATAGAAAGGAGGTAGAATATGGAATATGTATCACCAATAAAGGACAGTGATGACATTCAGGCTATGAAAGACTATTTGAAAGAATGGAATGAGATGTACTACATGCTATTCATCACAGGTCTGAATACTGGGTTGCGAGTCGGAGATATACTCACCTTAAAAGTAAAAGATGTCCAGGGATGGCACATCAAACTGAGGGAACGTAAAACTGGCAAGCAGATAACCAGGAGAATGACCAAAGAACTCAAGAAAGAAATGAGGAGATATGTTGAAGGCAAGCCATTTCATCATTTCTTATTCAAGAGTAGGCAAGGTCAGAATAAAGCGATCACTCGTGAGCGAGCCTATCAAATCATTCATGAAGCAGCTGAAGAACTTGGCATTGATAATGTTGGCACACATACAATGCGCAAGACATTCGGCTATAAATATTACAATAAGACGAAGGACGTGGGGACATTACAGAAAATGTTCAATCACTCATCACCTGCAATCACATTGAGATACATAGGGATAGAACAAGCAGAGCTTGATGATGCACTACGGAACTTTGTCATTTAATTTTTTAGATATTACTTTCACATAATGAGTTAAGCATAAACTGAAAAAATGAAACGCTTTAAAACCTATGATTAGTAAGGGTTTGAGATTTAGAGTGAGTTTAACAAAATATAAGATATGTGAAGCTGAGAGAGAAAAACGAAGTATAAAGAGGTAACAGAATGGATACAAAATTTAGAGCATGGGACGAAGAAAAACGAAAAATGTTTTACAGGGTCGTGGTAGGCAATTGCGACCAAAACGATGAAAACCGTAATTGTCCATTAGTCTACTATGAGGGCAGTGGATGGAAGCACTTTGAAGATTTGAAATACATCACTCAATCAACACGCACTTATGACAAAGAAGGCAGAGAAATTTTTGTAGGGGACGTTCTTCAAATTGATTTTGTAAAAGCTATTGTACGCTTTGGGAAATATCGCTACTATGAAGAAAAGAAAGTACTCTCTGGAAATGGTTTCTATCTTGAATGTCTAAATGTCGCGGACCCAGATTGTATTTCACCCTATGAGCCGGATGTATTAGATAAAGCTGAAATCATTGGAAACATTTTTGAGAATCCAACACTAGAATATCATTTTATAGGATTGAGACCAAAATAAAAATGAGACAAAAGACATCTTGAAGTCTCACGAAAAAGAGTTTATTATGGTAGCATAGATTTCTTGTATGAGAGGGGATAGGTCACTGACCTGTCCCTTTTAGTATTGAGAAAGGAGGTTTGAGATGTATAACAAACCTATCAGACCGACCTTGAAGTCTAAGAAGTGGGAGAAGTTCCGTGACAAGATAATGCGTAAGTACGATTATCTTTGTCAAGAAAGTTTGAGATATGGGATTTCAGTAGCAGCTGAAATGGTACATCATATCTTTCCTGTATCTAAATATCCTGAACTTGAATTCGTAGAGTGGAACTGTTTGCCACTAACAAATAAAAAACACAATACGTTTCATGATAGGGTAAACGACAAAGTGATCAATCAAGGATTATTTTGGCAGAGAAAACGAAAAAAAGAATTTGAGGAATTTTATGGATACCCCCCACCTCTTTAAAAATTATTTTTGGGCGATTGGGTACCGGTGAAGGGAACTTTTTCCAAGCCGGGGGCCTTCAAACAAAAAGGGGGTAAAAACTAAGCTATTTTGACGAAAGGAGGTAGTTTTTGGCTAAACCAATTACAGCGAAGTCTATTAAGTCAAAAGTGGTCAAGCAGATGAAAGACTTGGGCACTTATCGTAAAGAGTTTGAAATGATCATTGACATCTTTGCAGGTATGCTCTATCAGTATCAGAAACTTGCTCAAGATTATGCTGACATGGGTTATCCAGTAACAGACACCTACGTCAATAAGGCTGGTGCTGAGAATGAGCGCAAAGTTCCAATCTTGACAGCGATGGAAATTTTGAGGAAAGACATTCTCAGCTACTCTAATCAGTTGATGATGAATCCGAAGTCTCTCGGTGAGGTAGTAGAGCAAGAAGGTGATTCAGTTCTTACTGAGGTCCTGAAGTTTAAGAATGAACTGAAAAAGAAGCGAGTGAAAGATGGATAAAGACTTTGAAAAACGTTTTGCCGATTTTCGCCACGCTACAACCAATCTTGGAAAAGCTAAAGCCTATGTTGATTATGTCCTGAGCTATCAAGAGGAACATAACGAAGAACGGATTTTGGCTGCTGAACGCTTTTTGAGGGATTTGGAAAATCCAGCATATGATCTTGATGAGGATATAGTGGATTTTGCCGTTCACTTCATTGAGAACTCAATTGTTCATCAGCAAGGAGATGACATGTTTGCCATGTCTATCCGTAACAAGCCTTTGATTTTGCAACCGTGGCAACATTTCACGGTTGTCAATCTCTTTGGGTTCTATCACGCTGGTACGAACGAGCGTAGGTTCAAAGAAGCCTTGATAATGCTGGCACGGAAAAACGGCAAGACCAGTTTTACTGCTGCTATTGCTTTGCTTTATCAGATTTTGGATGCCGATAGTGGCTCAAAATGCTATATCGTGGCCAACTCTGTCAAGCAAGCGCTGGAAGCTTTTAATTTCATCAAGTTCAACGTGGAACGATGGAATGAGAAATCTATCCGTATCAAGGACAATAACCAAGAACATTCTATCACAGCTAATTTTGGAGATGATGGGTCATTCTATATTCAGGCCTTGGCCAACGATGAGAGCCGTTTGGACTCTCTCAATGGCAATGTCACGGTCATCGATGAAGCTCACACTATGAGGAATAGTAAGAAGTATGGTCTTATGAAGAAAACAATGTCAGCATACCGAAACAGTATGCTTTTTGTTATCTCAACGGCTGGTGATATTCCTACTGGATTTCTTGCTAACCGCTTGAAATACTGTCAGAAAGTGCTCAAGCAGTTGGTACAGGATGAGGCTTTATTTATCTTTATTTGTAAAGCCAATCAGACAACGGATGGCGATGTTGGTGACTATCTTGATGATAATGTTTTGAAGATGGCAAATCCGTCTTGGGGTGTCACGGTGTCCATGCCTGCTTTAAGAGCTGAAGCAGAGCAGGCTATGAATGATCCACAGACAAGAAATGAGTTCTTCAACAAGACATTGAATGTATTTACTAACTCGATGAACGCTTATTTTAATCCTGATGAGTTCATTGCTTCAGACAGTTGCTATGATTGGACTTTGGAAGAACTGGCACGCTTGCCTATCCAGTGGTATGGTGGAGCTGACTTATCAAGGTTGCATGACTTAACCGCAGCCGCCCTCTATGGTGTCTATCATGATGGTGAGAAAGATGTTGATATCTGCATCACACACGCTTTCTTTCCTCGTGTAAATGCTCAGAAAAAGGCGAATGATGACGGGATTCCACTCTTTGGGTGGCAGTCTGACGGTTGGTTGACGATGAGCAACACTCCGACCGTCCTCTATGATGATATCGTCAAATGGTTCATCAAGATGAGGGAGAAAGGGTTCAAGATTGCTGCTGTCGGAATGGATAGGAAGTTTGGTCGTGAGTTCCTGACCAAGATGAAACAAGCTCGGTTCAAGATGATTGACCAACCTCAGCTATTTTATCTGAAATCAGAGGGATTCAGACGGATTGAGTTCAAAGTTAAGAATAAAGAGTTTTACTATCTTCATTCTGATGCTTACGAATACTGTGTGAGCAATGTTAGAGCTATTGAAAAGGTGGACGATGCGGTGCAATATGAGAAATTAGATGGTGACGGTGGTACTGCAAGAATTGACTTGTTCGATGCCAGCGTCTTTGCTTGTATTCAGGCCCTTGCTAATCTTGGTAAGAATAGCGATGTGATGAGCTTCTTTGATTAGAGAAAGGAGGTGAGGAAAGATGGGGCTTTTAGATAGAATTTTAAAACGTGGTAAGAGTCGAAGCGGAACGAATGTTATCACTCATTCAGATTTTGGTCTTTA